AGTCCGTTGTCGAACATAGTTATAAATTCATTTTTCATGGGGTGGTTTCTGAGCATCTCAGTATATAATATTCTCTCGCAGTCGTACTGCCTATTTTTTGTAAAGCTGGATTCGTAACTCGTGTAATCGGTGCAGACATAAAACCGTCCCGGCTCATACATCATGTTATAGATATAATCTGGCCGTTCGGGGAGCGGTACCTTTTTGATAAACCACGGTACAGTGTCTATATCAAAAAGTTTTTCGGTGATGGCTTGGAAATACGGTCCAAGAATTACCTTGCAATCATCGTGTCTGGAGTTGATACACCTTGCATGTTTGTAATCTAAGTAAAACTCATCTTTAAGGAAAGCTTTAACTTCTGTCTTGATCTTGCCACTCTCCATAATATCGTTATGTGCACGAATCAGCTCGGCCTTACGACTTTCGCTGTATGGGGTGTTTTTGATCCAAGTATCAAATGACAGATCACAATTTTCTGCAAGTGGAGTTAGGTTCTTCCGAACCCACATCTTCACAAATTTTCGGAAGTGTTTGTTGGGTCGCTTGCTATGGGGTATGTCTCTTAAAAATCGATATAAAGCTCCTTCCAATGCCGTGTTGCCATTCTGCAAATCAGGGATCGGCATTGAGACGCCTGCAACAGTGGGTCCAAGACAGACAGCCACAGGTGGACGCCTTGCGGCATCCACAGCATGTAGTTTACCTATCTTAACCGTGTTATCAAGCTTCAATTCCCCATCAGGTTTTCCAATTGCCTTCTGAGTGGGTACTTTTGGTAAGGGCACTTCATTCGAGCGATACCCCCTCAACACTCTGATCAGTGTTGAGGGTGAAGCCGGAAATCAGTAGCAACATTGTCTGTGAATATCTGACACTGCTGCCTATCGTATAAGAGCCAAGCTAGAGCGAGGTGTGTTGTGTTAGCTATAACATTGTGAAGTTGCATCGTCATGCGGGAATCAACATTGATCGTGTTGATTGAACTTGCATCCCGTTGAATGAACGTGCTGGCCTGAGCGAAGGTTAATTGCCTACTAACATTACGTGGCGACAGTAAACTTACCAGGAGGGTTCTGCTGGTTCGAAATTCCGTACTGTCGGTCATGAACGCACCATTATGGAGCAATGGGTGCTTGTCAAGTAGCTCTTCGTGGGCTGTAAATGATACCTTAACATCATAGCTAATTATGGTTGGGCTACGATTCAATTTAGGTCCGTGGCCTTGGGCTGTATCCCACAGTCTCACACTGTAGAACATTGGTGGTCGTTTGTTGATCGGCCAACACAAATTGCCTCTTCGGACTTTCCATTGATCATAGTCAGTGGGTATTCTAACATCAGGATCCCGGCGGTTTTGCATTCGGCTCTCAATTCTTGAACCTTGATCGCTTCCTGCCCACTCATATATGATGAAAGAATTATTGTCGCAAACCCCAACAAAATTGTAAATATGATCAGCTAGTAGCCTGCCAATTATGCT